GCATTGGGTTCTATCATAGGAAGACATTATGCTCCAATTAAGAACGACTATGATGCGGGTGCATTAAGACTGTTCGAACTATATTCGAATAAGAAGGTATAGGATGTCATTAGATACACTTAATAGTAAATTAAAAGCAAACACCAAATTAGGTTCTTACAAGGATGAAATTTCTACGTCTGTAGCAAAAGTAAAAGACGTACAGGTATTAAATACAAATACTGTACTCGGAACAGATGTTGGTACTACCGTAAATGGTATTAAAAGTTTAGATAATAACAAAGATAAAATTAAGCAATCCATAGCAGGAAGTAGTGCAGGTCAATTAGCACAAGTACTCCCTGGCGGTGGTGGTCTACCTAAATCAAATGCAGATGCATTTTCGGTAGGAGTATCCGCAGGTGTTGCTACAGTTACAAACGTGGCAGAACAAATATCCACGTTATCGTTTGATAGTGCAGGTGACACCATTGGAACGGAGTCTCTGGTTGCAGGGGCATCAATCCCCACCGTCTCTATGTCTGGAACCGATGTGGCATCTGCACTCCCTTCATTAACTTCAGCATTGACAGGTATTGTTCCACCAGTAGAACCCATTACTATTGTAGCACTTGGTGGTGCAGTGCTTGATGAACTCGTAGGTGCAGTAGAAGTATCTGCCGAAAGAAAAGGTTCTCTATTAGGAGAAATATCTGCTGTTGCAGGTGCCGCCACTGCTCAAGCAGGTGGACTGGGTGCTGAACTCACAGCAAGTGTTGATGCGATGAAAGGTGAATTGGATAAAGCAATAGCAGATGTTAAGAGTGGAACTGCAATGAGTGATATGGCAAGTGCTGTATCTTCGGTAGAAGGTGTTGCAAATGATGCCGCTAATGCTGTAGCAGATGCCACAAATGCCGCCTCCAGTGCACTTGATGGTGCTGTAGCAGATGCAACGGGTGCATTAACAGAAGGATTGCCTAAAGACAAATCACCATTGGGTGGTTTACTTGACACAGTTTCAAATGCAGTTGGTGATCTTGTTGGTGCAGTTGGTGCACAAATAAAAACTGGTCTTGGTACTGCACAAGATTTATTCGAAGATTTAACTGGTTCTGTTAGTAATGCATTACAAAGTGCCTTGGGTGGATTTAACCTCGACAAGAATTTTCTATCTACTAT